CAAAAACAATCGTTATCCCCCCAATCTATCCAACACAATAAATTTTTGCCCCCCTGCCATATTTGCAAGCACAACTTTTTCCCCTTCTGTCAGATGATTTTTTACAACAAATTCTTTTTCTCCTATATAATCGTGACTGTGTTCTTTGCAATGTTCCCCACAACTACCACCCCATTCGCTTTCGGTTTTGTGGTCTACTTCCATAGTAATAGTATAATCCGTGACATTTCTTGTTAAAAATAAAAAATCCTCTGTCAGTGTTAACTTTTGGTCTAGTTGTATGTACAAAGGACTTTCAGAAATCACCACACCTATGCAGAAGTCGCAAGGGGTAGTGTTAAACATCGCATCAAGTGCCACCTGTTTTATCATTTTTAAAAATTGTTCTTCTTTTGCCATACTATCCCCCTTTTAAGACCTTAAGGGCTTCACCCTTAACAACCCATTTCTTTCTTGAAAGAAACAAAGAACTTTAAAAGCGAAACGTGCGTTTCGCTAAAAATCTAATAGAAAAACGCTAGTTTTTCTCAAAAAGTTTTTGCCAAGATTTTTTAAAAAGCTTGTAGGGTTTTAGGGACAAAGTCCCTAAGGTCTTTTTACGCTTGCAAGCGTGTTTTTGAAGGGGTTTGGGGGAACTTTTCACAAGTGAAAAAAGTTCCCCCAAAGACGTCAAACTTTTATTAAATCCATAATAAAACAACTTTTTTAACACACTTAAAAGTTTGTAGGACGTTCAACACCGTTTTAAAGTTCTTTGCTTCTTTCTTTCAAGAAAGAAATAGGAGTTTGAGGGCAACGCTCTCAAGGTTTTAATGCTTTTCTGCACTTAGTATCATAGCTGCTACGTCATGCTCCCTTCTGATACTTTCTCCGCTAATATTTGTGTATCTTTCTGCTCTGTTTTGCCTGTCCCATTGCTTTTGATATGCCTTTCTCTTTTGACTGTTTGCTTTTTTCCTTTTTTCTTTTTCTTGCTTGTACTCAGGCAATTTTTTTAAATAACGATATATGCTTTTCTCACTTTTGAATAGCATTATGCTGATTTCTCTAATACTTTTTTTCTCCATAAAAAAAAGAGCCCTTGCTCGCTCCTGCCACATTTTATCACTTCCTCATTAGTGAATATATTTGATGAATATGCTACGTTTTACTTTTTTGTCCATTTTTTGTCGGATTATTTTTGGACATAGTAATGTTACTGACATAAGACTTTGAAAGTCTTTCTCTAATTATTTATCCGTTTCTTTTTCTATATCGTCTGCTATTTTGATAATCTCTTTTGCTACTTCTGGGTGATTTTTTCCAATCTCCTCATATACTTGTTGTTTTAATTTTTTTAATGCTGTATGTACTGCTCCTGCTTCTTTTCTTGCATGGAGTTTTAATCTTTCATTCTGCACTTGTGCCCTTTGCAACGTTGCAATAGAGCGTGCAGCTTCTATTTTTTCCTTTTGTTTTATATTTTCATTTATCAATACTTGCATAATCATTTGGCTGATAAGTGCATTGTTGGCTTCATGTAGTTCTGTAGTAGGTCTTTCTGTATTATCTTCTGCCAACAGTTGTGCATATTCCTTTGCCAATCTCACACTTTCAAATTTTTGTAAAAAAGGTTTTCCATATCTGTGTATACTTGTTTTAGATATGTTGTGTCCCATTTCTTTTAAATAGTTTGCAATTTCTTCATAAGTGTGCCCCTCAAGAAGTCTGTTTTCTACTTCTTTCCTTATCACTTCTGGCAGTTTATCCACTTTTCCATGACTTCTATTTTTTTCTATCGATATTACAGCCTCCTCCTTCCCTTCGTTTTCTCTATTTTTACTATAACATATTTTTTGTGACAAGTCCTTCAAAAACTGTCAAAACTTTTTTTCTTTGTACTTTTTTATCATTCTGTATATTGTTCTTTCAGAAATACAATATTTTTCTGCTAATTCTTTTGTATTCTCTCCTGTAAATTCTTCTAATATCTTTTTATATTTTTCTCTTTTTTGTAATTCTTTCTCTTTTGGAATATAAATATTACTCCCTCCAAATACATGAGATAACATTGTTAAATTCTCCATTCCTATTAGTTCTGCATATTCTTTGTATTTTTGTTTCATAGAATACCTCCCTTTTTTGTCTTTTATACTATTATATCATATTATTATAAAATCCAATCAGAATACGAAAAATGAATTTTTTTACATTTTTTAAAAAAATTTTCATTTTTCTATTGACAAATTATACTATTGATAGTATAATAGTATTCAGAAAGGGGGAACAAAGTAAAAAAATACAAAAAGAAAGGAGGGAAAAAGGGTGGAGAAATTAGTAGAAAAAATAAAAGAGCTCAAAAAAGTGATAGCAGCACTTATTGAGCTCATGTTAGAATTAAGCACTCTCATAGCCGTTATTAAAATGGTTATAGACAGCATATTCTAATACCCACAGGAGGGGAAACCCTCCCATCTACTAATATATTATATCATAAAACCACTCTTAAATACAATGAAAAATTCTACAAAATCTTTAATCATTGCACTTTTAGAACTTGCTTTTGAAATTGCCAAGTTAATTGTAGTTGTTGTAGGTCTTTACCTTATCATATTTCATAAATAGGAGTTGATTTATTTGCAAACAGAAACAAAACAAATAAACCCACAAACAGAAGCTAACAAAAAATGGCAAGAAAAAAATAGAGAAAAAGCAAAATATTTGCGTAACCGTTCCACTTCAAGAAGTTTTATTAAAAATCAAGCAACATTAGAGGATATAAAAGAATTGCAACAACTCATACAAACAAGAATAGAACTTCTTACCTCTACATCAGAACAAACAGAATAAAGTACAAACAATAAAAGAGGGCTTCTTATCACCCTCTTTTATCTTTTTCCCATATACTTTTTAATCCTTCAATTAGTTTTGCTGCCTGTTTACTTGTCAGCCAATTTACATTAGAAATACCATACTGCTTTTCTATAAATTGCCTAAGTGCTTTTTCTTCCCAACTTAAACATTGACAAAGCCCTTTTACATATTTTAATTGTTTTTCCGTGATATATCCCTTTACTGTTTGTTTCTTTTCCTGCAATCCATCTATCAATGTTTTTGCTTCTTGTGTTGTTACTTCTGTAATACTTTGTTTTCCTGTTTGTGTTTCTACATAACTATGTAATAATTCATTATCCATACCTCTTTGCTTTGCTAATACAAACAATAACTTTCTTTGTTTTTCTGTCATAATTTTTCATTGATTTCCTTTAGTTTTTCTATTTCCTTATGATTTTCATTTTCTAATTCTTTTAATTTGCATTTTGTAATACACACAATTTTTTCTAACTCTAACTTTTTTATCTTTGTTTTTTCCCATTCTATATAAAGCCACAATATTATACCTCCTACCATACTAAATACTATTGCTGCTGCCCAACCTACCATAAAAGCGATAAATATTTCATTCTGCATTTTTGATTACTCCTTTTTGTTTTTGATAATATGCTCTATAATAAGCTTTTTTTTCTTCTCTATGCCTTTGATAATAAAGTTTTTGTCTTTCTCTTTGCTTTTCTCTTTCACTTGGCAAAATATCCATAATACAATCATCATAAATGCACTCGAAACAATTTTCATTGCAGTTTACTCTTTTTCTCACGCCCTTCACTCCTTATTTTTACAAAAACTCTCTTTCTAACGCATCTATAAAATATCTAACACAACCTGCATAATATTGCGGTCTGATATTTAATTCCATCAGTGTTTTCTGTAGCATTATTTTTGTAATTTCTGATAGTTCTTCTAATGCTTCTGTAGCACTTCCTTCTACTGTTACGCTGCAATGTTCGTCTTTCATTTTTACTGTTATCATTTTTAACACTTCCTTATGGTCTAATATTCATTTCTATTGCCATCTCTGCAATATTTTTACTGTTTATTTGTCCAAATACTGCTGCTGTATTCACAAATACATTTACTGCTCCTCTAACACCGTAATTTGTTCTGCTAATAGCAAGTAATAACTCAATGACATTTTCTTCTAATTCATTCTCTTCAAAAAGTAATGTAATATCTTCTTTTGTAATGCTGTTTGTTGTAATGTGTTCTTTGTATGCTATTCTGCTGTAAAGCTGTGCATAAGAAGCTTGTCCGCTTCCTCTCATTTTTAAATAAATTTCATCATTTCCTATAAATGCAATGCCTATACCGCTTTCATCGCTCATACATCTTAAATGATTTATTACTCTTACGGTTAAATGTTGTGCTTCATCTATAATAAGCACTTTGTTGCTTCTTTTTAATTTTGCTACGGCTTCACTGTATATTTTCCTTGCTATTTTTTCTCTTATTCTTAATTGTTCTGCTATCAATTCATTTACCCCTGTAATACTTGCAAAACAAGGGGACACTGTTATTACAATTGCTCCTTCAGGGTGTTTTTTAGCATACTGTTTGATTGCCATTGTTTTCCCTACTCCTGCATCGCCATACGCAACTGCAATTTTTCCTTGTATATGGCAATACTCTATCAGTTTATATACCTTACTACTAATACTCGTTTGTTTATATTCTGGTGCTTTGGGTGCGATTTCCTTTTGTGCCTTCAGTTCAAAAAACTGCTCTATTTTAGGTATAATAATATGAGGAGATTTATATACTCCCTTTAAAAACTGGCTAAGCTGTGGATCTGAAATATCCAATTCTTTCGCAATTTCTGATTGTGTTTTTCCTGTTGTTTCTTTATATGTCAATAGCTTTTGTATTGCTTGCTCTTGTTCTATCATTTTCATTTGCCTCCCCATTAGTGAGCACTTTTAACGGTTATGAGTGTTTTGACCTAGCAATTTCCGAAGGAAATGCAGGAAAAATACGAATGTTAAAAGTGCGAACGGTTTTTCATGCGTAGCATGAAAAAAATTTCCTCTTTATTCTTTATTAAAACTTTTTTAAATGGCTTTTAAACACCTTTTAAAATGCTTTTAAAATAAATTATTTTCCAATTCTTTTACTTTTTTTAGCCTTTCTATTCCTTTGCTCCAGTCTATGCCTTCTCCTCCTGCTACATTTGGTAATGCAACTACTTCTGCTGTATCATCAGTATTTTTTATTTGATTTTCATTATAAAATACTGGCTGCGTGATTTTTGGTATCACTGTTTTGTTTTGGTTTTCTTCTTTTAATGCCTTTTCCAGTAGCATTGTAAGTGCGTCTTTTTGTTCCATTTCTTTTTTGGCTTTATAATTTGCCACTTCTTTTATTGCATTTCTGTTTTGTTGCTGCTGTTTTTTCACTTCTTGTTTGCTTGCTGTATAACTCAATTCTTCCTTCAATGCTGCAATACACAAAAATCTTTTTTGTTCATCATATATTCTTATATTGCTTAAATCTTCTGGATTGTATCTTACATATACATTTTGTCCAAAATATTCCTTCCACAATTCTTCATTCCAGTATTGTAGTTGTTTGCCGTAAAATGTTAATGTAATACCATTTTTTCCTACTTTTAACATACCTGTATTGCTTTTTGCATATCTCATAAACATCAAATCTGCTTTTTCTTTTGGCAATACTCTTTTTGTTATCATATTTTCTGCAAACACTTCATCAGGGCATTTTCCTTTCATTCCTGTACCTTCATGAGGCTGTTTGTTGTACCAACCTTCTATGTAAATGTCTACATACTGTATAAATTCCTCTATACTAGGTAGTCCCTTCATTGTTTTTACCATCTTTTTCAACCTGTCAGGTCTTTCTAATATCGTACCGCCTGTATAACTTTCAAATAGCTTGCTAAAATGTTCTTTTACGGTATAAAATGCTCTTTCAATGCCTTTTCCTCTTGCATTTCTGGGTAATGCAGTGCGAAATTCTATTCCTAAATCATCAAGTATAGAAGGTAACTTCAGTTCTTCTCCGTTTTTCTTCTTTTTTCTGAAGCCATTACCGCCTAAATCATGAAATAAAAACTCACGCCCGTTATCTGTATATATACTTCTAGGTACACCAAATTTTTCACAACCTTTTTTTAATGCGTATATTGTTGCGTCTGAACTTGGTGCATCTGTCACACACCAGCCCATCATTTTTCTGCTTCTTACGTCCATAAATGCCGTTAAATATACTCTTGCAGGCTTTCCTTCTTTTTCTACCATAATATCAAATGTATGGTTGTCTGCTACCCAAATATCATTACTTTCCAAATCCTCATACATTCTCTTAATGTATGGTGCACATTTATCTATAAATACCTTTTCTCTTTCTCTAAAATACATTTTGATAGCTTTTGGTATTTTCTCAACACTTCTCTTAAATGTGCTGTAGCAAGGTAATTCTATCTCTTGCCCCTCAAAATAAAGTTCTGTTTCTCTCATACATTGCTTGATACTGGGCTTGTTCTCATTCAGATAATAATATTCAAATACATCAAATATTTCTTTTGTCA